CTATGGTTGGTGCTACTGTAGCTGTAGCTGTTTCCATTGAGGAAGCTGCTAAGAACGGTAAATTCTAAGTTTTACGATTTTGATATGTGTACAATTTTAATGTGTACACATTGAAAAAAGGCATTTGTACACATTTTGTACACATTAGGATTTAATGTGTACAATGAGATGTGTGTACAGATGCCTTTTTGTTATAGTGTATTTAATATGTCCTTGTTGCGCTCACGCATGGTTTCTGTGACATGGGCGTATATATCAAGAGTGGTTGCTACATTTTTATGTCCCAGACGCTCTTGTACATATTTAACATCAGCTCCTTTGGCAAGTAAATTAGAAGCGTGTGTATGCCTGAGAGAATGGAAATCAAGCTCAGTGAAGCCAAGCTTGTGATGAATAACATTAAAACAGTGCATCATGGTTCTTGGCTGAATCCATGAGCCATCATCTCTTACAAGTACCATATGCATTGATTCGCCAGCCGGCTCATAAGTAAGTCTCTTAGAGTCATCTTCAAGTGTCTCACAGTAGATATAATTGTAATATTCATTATAGTACTGTTCACATTCCTTTTCATGTTCGTACATCCTTTTAAGTTCTGAAAGCGTTGTATCATCAAGTTCTATGGTACGATATGAATCATATTTAGGGTTTTCCAGATACCATTTATCATCATGATTCTGTACCTGTCTGTTAATGCTTAATATTCCATTATCAAAGTCTATATCATCCCACATAAGACCAAATATCTCACCCAGACGCATACCGCACCTATAAGCGAGCAGGAGCGGCATGTGATATATATGGCCCTGTGCAAATGTTTTAAAGACAGTATCAAGCTGTTCATCAGTCCATACAACTCTTACTTTCTTTTTTGTTTTAACCTCTGCCTTTGCTCTTGGAAGCGGAAGAGAAATAGTAGCAGAAGGATCATCATTAATAAATCTTGCAGTAGTCTTTGCATAGGCAAATGACTTGGTAAGAATACCCTTAACATTGCCGAGAGAGTTTCTTGACATTCCGGTATTAAAAAGATTGTTTATAAGCTCCTGGAGAAGGCTTGGCTCTATGTCTTTAAGATAATACGAACCAATAGCCGGCTTTATATATAAATCAATTTTCTTTTTATAAGTTGATGCTGTATTAGCCTTTAGATTAACCTTGCAGTAATTATCAATCCAGTAATCCATGTAATCAGATACAGAGATATTAGATGGAGTGAAGCTCTTGCCAGTCTGTTTATATTGTGTGTATGTTGCCATACCGGCTTCATATGCCTCAGATTGGTTCTTAAATCCGCTCTTGGTAATCCACTTCCTTTTGCTATCTACAGGGGCAGATTCAAAACGATAGGCCCATAGATTGCCACGCTTATATGTAAGGACCTTAGATATTTTCTTTTTCATATTAATCATTCCTTTCTGTTTTTGGGGAAGTTGCACTGGTGCAACAGTAAAAATGGGTATAAAAAATACACCTACTTGCAAAAGCAGTGTTTCAAATGATATAATATGGCTTGTCTAGGGCGATTATATCATTGAGCACAGCTTAATTGTAAGTCGCGGGTAAAAGCTCTTGTGTTGGTGGCATAGGGGCTTTTATTTTGTATGAAAATGTAAAAAAATAGCGATGAAAAACTGTTGACACCTAGTTACAATAATTGTATTATATTAACACAGTTTCAACACTTGGACTTCAAACTATAATAGATTATTCTAACGGTTGAAGGTCCATTTAACTGGGAAAGCAAATAGAACATATATAAATGTTCTTATATATTGACTAAGGTTTAGCTAGTGATGTTTTTGGTGTGTACCAAAAAAGGTTCACTAGCTATTCTTTTATATTTTATATGGACCATTTTCCCAGAAATCCAAACACATTACACATCTTTTAAAATAAGTGTTGGAAAATAATTCATCTGAAGCTGTGTCAAAAAGTCTTTTACATAATTCACGAAGTTTAGGTATATCAAGAATTTGTAAATTAGCCAACATAATAGCGGGTACTTTTCTTGTATCAGTTATTTTATCTAAAGCCTTTTGAAGTTCATCATAGTTTGCATATTTTGGAATATTAACCAAAGCCTTTTTTATTGATGATCCTAAAATTGCATCAATTGAGTTGTGCTTTTTAACATAGGTCTCTAAGTGAGAACCAGAAATAAGTTTAAAGTTTGCAGCTTTTATATATTTAAATACTGGAAGAAGTTGGGTATATGGAATTGATTTATAACGCTCAATGCACATTTCTTCGGCAGAAAAATGCTTGTTATCATAAACTATATCCTCAAATATAAGATTTTTATCTACAAGTCCGTATCCATATTTATTAAGGATATTTTCACGATATCCAACAGCAATAGCCAAAGGCTTAGAGGATAAATCAATTTTATCAAGTTCATCTAATCCAACAATTATTGATTCGGCATTAGATGATGCTATATTCTCATCTACGATTTTTCGCACAATTCTTTTTGTATCACGAATTCTTATAGGTGATATGCCTGGTATAATTTTGTTGAGAGTTTCATAAACTTTTAAAAAGTTATCAGTTTGGATTTCTGTAACTGGAATCTTCTTCCCGCTTGATGTATATATTGTATTTTTGGTTTCAACAAGCTTGCGTTCGCCTTTTTTAAAAGAGATAAAAACAAAGTGTTCATCTATGTTTATTAGCTGTTCCTCAGTTAAGCAGGATAAAAAATCAGTTACGATACTTCTTACATTCTCATCTGTAAATGAATATCCCAAGAAAATGATAGGAGATTCAGAAAAGAGGGTAAGCATTTTTGCAATTACAAGTTTTCGTGAATCTGCAAAGTCGTTATAATCATTTTCTGTGATAACAATTGAATTAGCATCTGTAACACAACCATGTATTTTATATATTTCTGCGGAATTATAACTATCAGCAGAAAACAATTCATATTGATGTGTAAAAACAGTGAAGTCAGAATTGAATATTTCTTTTTCTATAAACTGATCGTAATTAGTTGTAATTACGGCTGAAATTTTGTTTCGTAAATTTTTAAAACTCTCTTTTTCTTTGGTTAAATAAGCTGCATCTTTGAGAGGAAGTTTTTTAAAAAGGTTAGACAAATACATTTTATAAGGCGACACACCTCTTTTTACCCACGCAGGATTTTTTGACTTAACAAAATTTAAGGACAATTTTCTATCGAAAAAGGCTTCGTTAAAACCATTTTCTATTAGAGTCCCCATCTTAGCCATTATTTCAAAATCGGTAAAATTATCTCTTTTAAAACGGTCAATATGTTTTTGATATTGATAGGAATCGTTATTATACATATTAAATGATTTGCGTAGTAAAGCATCCCAATCAGGATATCCCTGCAGATATCGTCTAGAAATGCCAGAACCTATAAATAGAACCGGCATTTTGTTACTGCTAACAATTTTTTCTAGTGTGTTCATTGCGTAACCTCCTCATTTTATAGTTGATTATTTACTTTTTTGTATCATCACAAGCTAAAAGTCCCTTTACAAAAGCTAATATATACCCAATCTTATAATCAGGCATATTGTCAATTAATTGTAATAACTGTTCTTTTTTTCCAAAACGGCCAGTGCCTAATTTCTTGTCTATAAATAAGCTGCCGTTATATGTCATGGCGGCGTCCTGCTTTATGATCTGCTCTGGCAGAGCATGTATTTCATTGTTGAAATCTGGCCAATTAATTATTTCACATCTTCCATATATTTTCCTCATTCAAATAACTCCATAACATAAAGCGAAGGTTCAAATCCTATAACATAATTGTCTACTTGTACACATATGCCATATTTAGAACGGTAACATTCAATGGCATCATTAAGAAATCCTTCTGTTACATTTAAGTAATCTGCCATATCATGTAAAGTTCTGCAATTGGCCTTATAACAATTAATAATACCTTGCAAACCGACTTGTCTGTTATATGCCCACAGGCGCGCTCTAGCTTCTTGCTTTCTGTTACTAGTGTCAGACATATCTAAGATATTTCCAGAAGATGTATAGAAATGTCCAAGTTCTTCTGCAAGTACGCATGCCTTTTCTCTTTGTGTAGGCAAATCCTTTTTAATAGCAATACGATTACCTTTAATTCTTCCGGCATTAGCGAGAAGAGGTTTCTCCTTTGTAATCAGATTATTGGTATCTGCTTCAATAAGTAATTCTTCGTAATTCAAATATATCCCCTCTTTAAATTAGAAATTCTCATCATTCATAATGTTTTCATCATTAGCTTTATCTTCGCAGTTTGCATTATCAAGAGAGTGAGCTGCGTCTAATAAATTGGTATCCTGATTATACATAGGAATGTATGTTAGCTCTTCAACACGTTTTGTAGCTTCCTGTTTGCCAAGTTCATTAAGTTTATTGTAGTATTGTAGGATTTTATTAGAAGAATTAATTGGAGTATGAATTTCCATTTCGTCTGATTTACCCACTAGCCAAGCTGGATTTACAGCTAATGCATTTGCAATAGAGTCAATAACTGGTAGTTTAATTTTGGTTATTTTACCATTTTCATATCGTTGTATTGTAGATTTAGCAACGCCAATTTTTTTAGCTACTTCATCAAGCGTGTATTTTTTTAATGTACGTGCATTATGTATTCTTTTTCCTATTTCAATATTATTCATTAAGAAGCTCCTCCTTATGTTCACATTATATATCAACTTATTGCATAGTGCAATGTATAAAATAAAAAATTGAAAATAATGTTGCACAGTGCTATTGACAGTACTGTTGCATAGTGCTACAATGCGAATATCGAAAGGAGGTTAAAGAGTTGATTAATACAAACAAAATCAAAGGACGTATGGCGGAATTACAACTTACGCAAAAAGATGTAGCAAAGGTACTTAACATAGCACAATCAACAGCAAATCAAAAAATCAATAACATAAGGCCTATGGACTTAGATGAAGCTGAAAAGATATGTAATTTGTTAAAAATTAAGCCTACTGAATTTGAAATATATTTTTTTTACAAAGAAAGTTGCATTACGCAACCAAACAAGGAGGTTTAAATGTGATAACAGCAATAGTATGCATATTAATAATACTTATTTTAATTGGTATAGCAGTTCAAATAAGTAAGAACATACTAAGAAAAGAATTCGGCTTATATGATGAAGCAGGAGGGGAGTTATATAAAAGAATACGAAAACGCTGTCTTGTTTTAGGGTGCAGAAACAAGGCAGCGATATTCTTTGGCTGGCGGGCAGGAGTTTGCCAAAAACATTATGATGAGATGCATAAGACTAAGAATTCAGAAAATCGTCAATAAAGTTATCAGGGGCTGAAATTTGAGCATCTACTAGAATAAATAAGCGTCTAAGGAGAATATTTATCTCTGAAATATTGCTGTCAGAAGCGGTAATTAATTCAGCGTATGATTCTAAGCTTTTTTGAACATATAGAAATATAGTACCTTCTTGTAAAAGAGATAATGATGTATGTTCATATGCGCGTTTTAAAAAGAAAAAACCTTCTTTATACTCAGTATAGTAAGCATTAGAAAAATGAGTGGGAACAATTATTGATCTTGCTGAAGTAACATCATTTAAACTAAGAGACTTATTCTTTTCTAAAGAGGGATTAGATGATAATAATTTCCAATATAATTTATTTTGTTTTGTGTCGTCAATACACTTTTGTATGACTTTAATAATAGTTTCAGTGTTCATAATTACTCCTTTTTTGTAGTCTTGCAACAATGTAATTCAAATCATTGCGAATCATTTTATTATTTACATTTAGTTCGTCTTTTTGCAATTGCTTAATACAATGTCTTATTTTGTAATGATAAGAAAATGAAAGTATTAGAGAGAAGTTCAATCTTATAGATAGTAATTCTTGAATTAATGAGTCACAAACTTTGGGTGAGATAATTTTGTCTTCATAAATGCTATCGAAAAGGGATTGCAACTTTTCATAATGTATATTGCTGTTTTTATTATATTCATTTTTTTGAGAATTGAGGATTTTAATTATGAAGATATTAAAAAATATAGAACAAATGGAAATTAAAAATCCAATAATACCACAAATAGAAGATATTTTATTGATAATATCCCACATTTTTACAAAACTCCTTTCGTGATTACTCAGCTACTGCAATAGCTTGCTATTAAAGTATAGGAGCAAAAAGACATTTATGCAAGTAATTATCTATTGAGGAGGTGAGAGAAGAGTGAATAGTCTGAAAATTAATTTCGATAAAGAAGAACTCGAAATTGATGGAACAAAAATTACAAAGCCATTTATTGTAAGCGTTCCACATGATGATGGCTATCAAAGAACAAAGGTATTTAATCATAAGAATGGATGGAAAGCAGGAGAAAAACTTCCCTGTATTTCAATAACAAGAACTTAATACAGGGAAGAATAAGCTATTCATAGAAGAATTTTATAGCTTTTAACTCATTGTTTTCAAGAACATAGTCATCCATATAAATTTTTAAATACTGTCCATCCGGTGAAACGAGCGTGTCTCCAACTGATACTGTGCCAAGATATGAAGAGGGGACTAAAACAAAAGCTCGTCCTTGTTCAGTAATGGGAAGACCTTCACAAGTTCCAATTTCAGTAAAGTCGTTGATGATGGTGTATGTAATTGGCATAAATAAACTCCCTTCTTAGAAACTAGGTGCTGCAACACCAGTAATTAAAGTATAGGAGTAAAAGAACATTTGCACAAGTAATTATCTATTGAGGAGGTGAGAGAGTAATTGAGCATAAAACCTACAAATATATAATTCGCAGTTATGAACCATTTATGGAAGATAGAACAAAGACATTTATTCAGGCGTTATCAGCTATAAAGAAAATGAAAGTATCAGGTATTAAGCATTATGAAGTTATAAGGATACCATTCAGAGAGAGACATCCTAACTTCCCAATATATTTTTCAATAGCTGTGCTAGTGATTGTAATGCTTTAAATACCAAGAAAGGAGCAGGTAATGATTATAAGAACTGAATATGCCAATTTTGGCAAACCAGAAGATTTACTCCGGTATATGCAAGAAGAAAACATTGAGACTGTAACAGTAGAGTCGGAATACTGGGGAGCCAAGCTTGCTCCTATGAAGATGACACAGAAAGATGTAGAAGACTGGGTGAAGATGAAGGAGGAGTAAATGAATTATACAGCAATAGCGATAACAGCAATTATCTGCATAACAATATTGGTGTTATGCCATGAACCTAAGAGGAAATAGATTAAGGAAAGGAGCAGGCTTATGAAGATAGCAACAATAAAGAGAGAGCCGGAGGATATGGTGTATACAGTGGAGGAAGTGGCAACAATCATGCGAGCTTCTAAACAGTATGTTTATACACTTATCAACGCAAATCAGATAAGGGTGCTTAAAATCCCTCATACAAGAATAAGAAAGTCAGAGCTTGAAAGATTCTTCAGGGATAACGAGGGAAAGGATTTAACGAATCCGAATGAACCAAAGGATATTGTAATTTAGGAAAGGAGGATAATATGCGGCGTGTAGGTTTAATAATTTCTTACAACAAGAGAATTAATGAGAATCTTAGGAATGGTAACACGGAGCTGGCTGCCAGATGGTATACAAGGCTGAGATTGTTGGAGATATTCAGCTTTGTGCCGGAAGGAGCTTACAGACTTCCAACAATATAAAAAAGAGCCGCTTGGACCAGCGGCTCAGTACTTAGAACATTAAATGCTCTGCAAATATAACAATATTATTTTATCAGAAATGTTCAAGTACATCAAGAAAAATTAATAAAATGGTCTTTTTTCTTGGGCTTGTAATGAATATTAACAAGTCTACGAAACAAAGATTGTTTAAAAAGGGGTGTACATGAAAAGAAGAGGTACAAGGTACATTCCCTATGACTATGAAGCGGCAATTGATAAATCTGTAGAAGATATGAATGAGGTCTTCATGGAGTACATGCTGAAGACCAAATACAGGTGCGTCTACACATGTAAGGAGATCCGGGCAGGTAATCAGCTTGAGATAGAAATATATCCAGAGTTCACCAGGAAAGAGGACATTCCGGAAGAAGGAAGGATTAAGGATAAAGAAACTCAAAGAAACCTGAACAATAAGAATGCCATTAAATATTGTGGAAGACTGATTATAGAGAATTTTACAAATGATGATATATGGATGACGCTTACATATGCAGAAGGGAATGAGCCAGCTTGCTGGGATGAGGCTGTAAAAAATATGACTAATTACATCCGACGGATTAATTACAGACGCAAGAAGTTAGGTCTGCCTAAAGCCAAGTACATATATGTTACAGAACATGATCCTGACGCAAAGATACGCTGGCATCATCACGTCATTATGGATGGGCTTCTTGACAGAGATGTATGTGAGAAGTTGTGGAAGCTGGGAGAGCGTTCCCAGTCAAAGCGACTTGAGGAAGATGCTTATGGTCTTGTAGGAATGGCAAAGTACATAACAAAGGACAAGCACCGACAGAAAAATGAGAAGCGGTGGAACTGCTCTACAGGACTTAGACAGTTCAGAGTTCGTAAGGTCCGTTCTAAGAGAAAAGGCGGAAATGGGCGGTATGTTCCTGTAAGCAAATATATAGACACATTTGTAAGAGATAAGGCTGCAAGGGAAGCAGAAATACAAGCCTGGCATCCGGAATATTCTCTTCTGGAATCACAGGTGTATTACAACGGAGTAAATGGCATGTTTTATATAACAGCAAGACTCCGGGATTGGAGAAAAAGAGATGCAAAAGGTAGATATATACATCCAAACGACAGCTAGAGGACCAGCAGTCCGTAAGCATGTAGCATACATGTATGTCTTAAAGATAGTTATTAATGGCAAAGAGTTCATTAGAAACGGCAAAGGCACGCTTGAAAATGTTACAGAGAATCAGGCGGCACTGCAGGCAATAATACATGCACTTATGCGCTTCCATGAAAACTGTGAAATACGCATAAATACAGAATGTGAGCATGTGTTAAACAGTTGTAGAAATGCCTGGCCACAACAGTGGGAAAAGGACGGTTGGAAGAAAAAGACAGGCAAGCCAGTAAAGAATGCGGATTTGTGGCAGCAGTACCTAAATGTAAGCCGCGGACATATTATAAGCTGGTCGGATGAGCCACATGATTTTACAAAGTGGATGGAATATGAGCTTAAGAAGATGGAGGCAGAATATGAGAAATGCCAGTGAGGAAGAAAGAATCAAGAATGAGCTGAAAGAACAGGAGTGGCTGAGGCAGGCAATTCTTACATATGATGAGGATAAAAGTGCAGTTAATACCAGTATGCGTGTAAATCATCTTACACAAGTATCAGGGAAAATAGCAAAGTTGAAAAGAGAGTTATACGAATGTCAGCACACAGCGACATATTAAAAATCAAGATGGCTTCAAATGGCATAAATACAGAATGGGAGAAGCATTTTACTCCATAAATGTCTACAAGATACTTATTTATCTAAGTATATATATCACAGCAACTATTAATATGGCAGCAGACCTCCCTGCTATGGGAGGGGAAAGGAGAGTATGAGCAGAAGCATAATGCAGAATACAAAAGAATGTTTTCTGTGTCGTATGAGAGCAGAGAAACAGGGGTATTTTGGACCTCTTACATCATACGGCTTAGAAAAGCACCATGTTATGCATGGGGTAGCAAACAGAAAGATAGCAGAAAAGTATGGGCTTACCGTGTTTTTATGTGAAAAAGACCATAGAACAGGAGCAGAAGCAGTACACAAAAGCAGAGAAACAGATTTGAAACTCATAAAAGCGGGTCAAAGGCGTTTTGAACAGGTATACAGCCACAGAGAATGGATGAATGCATTTGGAAAGAATTATCTGTATGAAGATTCTATGGATAACAATGTGCTTGAACAGGCATTACAGCAGCTTTTTAAAGATAATAAGCATCTGAGAGACAAAATATTTACTTCAAGCCTTGAAACAGAGGAAATCATGGAAATCTTATGTGCTGATGAAGCGGCGTATCAGATATGTGTACATAACAGGATTTATACAATGGATATAAATCGAGAATCAGACAGGGTGACAATAACTGCACCACCAGACGAAAAAACAGAATGGAACAGAGAAGATGTTGTGGCAGCAGTTATAGATATTTATAGCAAGATTGAGGAGGATATATGATTGCAGAGATAATAAGCTTTATAGCCGGAGCAGCATTAGCGAGTGTTATCGTCGGATTCTGTAAAGCTGGAAAGGACAACTAATGACACAGGAAACATTATTGCAGATAGGAAAACTTGGACTTGCAATAGAAGATGGCGCAAATAGGGTACTGGATATGTACAGAGTCAAGGAAGAACTTACAGGGGAAGACTTATTCAAGGGGGAGCCAAGCGAAGACAGAAGCCATTACGCAGGGTATACAAAGCTGTGCAAGCTCCCTGGCATGAAAGATATAGCAGATGATGCGGCTGAATATATCAAGAACCGATTAAGTGAGGTAATTGAAGAACATTGTAAGTCTTTAGAAGTCTGTATTTCTGCATTAAGCGATGCAGTAACAGTAAAAGAGGACAAGCCGGATAGAAAGGCGAAGTCTCCCAGTTAAGAAACAAAATGACAAGAATGGATTCTATTGTGCAAAATGCGGCAATTATATTTCTACACTTACGATAGACAGGACTACGTGGGGATATAAGAAAGGCAGCAGGTATTACTGCTCGTATAAGTGTATGCGGGCAAAAGAAAAATAAGAATAGCAGAAAGGAGCTTGGAACTCTGGCCAGAGTGATTCGTACGATGTTCCTTTCAAAAATGACATACCAGGAGTTTTTAGAAAGCAAGATAGAACTTGCACAGGATAGCGGATTTGAAGTAAATCCGGCAGATATTAACAAAGCATTAAAGCCACATCAGAGGGATGCCGTAATATGGGCACTTAAAGGTGGAAGAAGAGCTTTGTTTGAAAGTTTTGGTTTAGGTAAAACCATACAGGAGATAGAATTCTGTAAACAGGTAATAGATCACGAGGGCGGAAGGGCTTTGATTGTGCTTCCACTTGGAGTAAAACAGGAATTTACACAGGACGCTGTGGATGTTCTTGGATATGATGCACCTGTTTATTGCAGAAGCATGGAAGAAGTAGAATCCTGTGACAGCAGTATTGTGCTTACCAACTATGAAAGAGTAAGAGATGGTGATATAAGACCAGATTATTTTGTTGCAACATCGCTGGATGAAGCAAGTGTTTTAAGGTCTTTTGGAAGCAAGACATACCAGACATTTCTTGATAAGTTCAAGAATGTTCCTTACAAGCTGGTAGCCACAGCAACGCCAAGTCCAAACAAATACAAAGAGCTTATACATTATGCCGGATATCTTGAGATAATGGATACAGGGCAGGCACTTACAAGATTCTTTCAGAGAGACAGCACTAAGGCAAACAATCTTACATTGTACCCGAATATGGAAGATGAATTCTGGCTGTGGGTTTCATCATGGGCGTTGTTCATAACGAAACCTTCAGATGTAAATCCAGAATATTCTGATGATGGCTATGTGTTGCCTCCACTTGATGTAAGGTGGCATGAGATACCAATACATTACGGAGATACATCTGATAAAACAGGACAAATGCAGTTATTTACAGAAGCGGCAGCAGGCTTGAAGGAAGCTGCAGAAGTAAAAAGAAACAGCATTGACCAGCGTGTTGAAAAAATGAAAGAGATTGTAGAGAGTTCGCCTGAGGAGCATTTCCTTTTGTGGCATGACTTAGAGTCTGAAAGAAAAGCAATTCTTAAGGCAATACCGGAAGTTGTAGATATATATGGCTCACAGGATTATGACCTGAGAGAAAAGCGCGTTATTGATTTTGCACAGGGAAGAATCAAGCTGTTTGCAACAAAGAAATCAATATCGGGCTCAGGTTGTAACTTTCAGCGTTACTGCCACAGGGAGATATTCTTGGGGATTGATTATGAGTTTAACGATTTTATTCAGGCAGTACATAGATGTTACAGGTTCTTACAGACAGATACAGTTGTTATAGACATTATATACATGGAGAACGAAAGACAGATAAAAGAAGCACTGCTTGAGAAATGGAAGAATCATAATCACATGGTAAAAAAAATGACGGATATTGTAAAGAAATATGGTTTAAGTCCGGCATCTAAAATAAAGCGGTTAGAGAGAAAGATGGGAGTTGAGACAGTGAAAGTACAGGGAAAGCATTATACAGCGGTAAATGATGATTGTGTTGAAGAGTGCAGAAGAATAGAAAGTAATTCTGTAGGACTAATACACACATCCATTCCATTCGGAAACCATTATGAGTATAGCGCCAATTACAACGACTTCGGACACAATGAGAATACAGAAAAGTTCTTTGAGCAGATGGACTTCCTTACACCGGAGCTTTTAAGGATTCTTGAACCTGGCAGGGTAGCAGCCATCCATGTTAAAGACAGGGTATTATTTGGAAATGCTACAGGAACTGGAATGCCCACAATAGAGCCGTTTCATGCACAGTGTATAGAACACTACATGAAACATGGTTTTCAGTATTTTGGAATGATAACAGTTGTTACAGATGTGGTCAGGGAGAATAACCAGACATACCGCCTTGGATGGTCTGAACAGTGTAAAGATGGTTCAAAGATGGGTGTAGGCTGTCCGGAATATATACTTCTGTTCAGAAAACTTCCAACAGATAAATCTAATGCATATGCGGATGATCCTGTAAAAAAAACCAAGGAATATTATACAAGGGCACAATGGCAGATAGATGCTCATGGATACTGGAGAAGTTCCGGGAACAGGCTTATAAGCAAAGACGAGCTTAAGGAATTCAGTGTTGATGATTTACAGAGAGTGTACAGGGAATACAGCCGTTCCAATGTATACAGCTATGAAGAACATGTAAAGCTTGCGGAAGAGTTGGATAAAAATGATAAACTCCCAGCCACATTTATGGTTGTTGCTCCAGGTTCATGGAATAACCTTGACGTATGGGATGATATAAACAGAATGAGAACACTTAATACAACACAGAGCAGACGCAGGCAGCAGATGCATGTATGCCCACTGCAGCTTGATATTGTTGAAAGAATCATTAACAGATACAGCAATGAAGGTGATATGGTTCTTGACCCGTTTGGAGGCTTAATGACAGTTCCAATGACGGCAGTAAAGATGAAAAGATATGGCTATGGAATAGAACTGAGCTGTGACTATTTCAGAGATGGTGTTGGATATCTTCAGGAATCAGAAAATGAGATAGAAACACCTACACTGTTTGACTTTATGGAGGCTTAATATGATAAACGGGGAATTAATAGTTGATAATTTCGCTGGTGGGGGCGGAGCCTCCACCGGAATAGAAGAAGCTACCGGCTTTAGTGTGGATATAGCAATTAACCATGATCCTAAGGCTATTGCAATGCATAAAGCAAACCATCCGAATACAAAGCATTATTGTGAAAATGTATGGCAGGTAGACCCAGTGCAGGCATGTAATGGGCATCCTGTGGGGCTTGCCTGGTTCTCTCCGGACTGTAAACATTTCAGCAAGGCAAAAGGCGGTAAGCCAAAGGATAAGAATATAAGAGGTCTTGCATGGGTAGCGTGCCGGTGGGCTGGACTGGTAAGACCTAGAGTAATCATGTTGGAGAATGTAGAAGAATTCAAGACATGGGGACCACTGAACAGAGGGCATCATCCAATAAAAACAAAGCAGGGCAAGACATTTAATAAATTTGTAAACCAGCTGCAGGATTTAGGATATGAAGTGCAGTTCAGGGAGCTTGTGGCAGCAGATTACGGAGCGCCAACCATGAGAAAGAGATTCTTTATGGTTGCAAGATGTGACAAGAGACCTATTATATGGCCAGAGCCTACACACGCACCGGCAGACAGCGAAGCCGTGAAAGAGGGACTGCTAAAACCTTATGTTGGAGCATATACGCAGATAGATTTTAGCAGACCATGCCCCAGTATCTTTGATACATCTGAACAGATAAAAGAGAAATATGGAATAAAAGCGGTAAGACCATTAGCACCCAAGACAATGGAGAGAATCGCAAGAGGTTTGAAGAAATTTGTTTTGGATAATCCAGAACCTTTTATTGTGCCTATTGGGTATGGCGAAAGAACAGGACAGTTGCCAAGGATCCATGATATCAATAAGCCATTACCAACCATTGTCGGAAGCGGCAAACATTATTTGTGTGCACCAACATTGATTCAATACCATTCTGAGACTGTTAATGGGGAGGTAAGAGGCCAGACGATAGATAATCCGGTTATGACTATAGATGGTTCTAATAGATATGGACTGGTTTTATCGAGTCTTATACAGATGAATAACCATTGTGACGGAAGAAATATAAAGAAACCTCTTCCAACGATAACAGCAGGCGATGGACATTTTGGAGAAGTAAGGGCATTTCTGGTTAAGTATTATGGAGATGCTACAGGACAGGATATTAAACATCCTCTCGATACAATTACCACAAAGGACCGGTTTGGTCTTGTAACCATAGAAGGTACAGACTACCAGATTGTTGATATAGGACTAAGAATGTTAGAACCTAGGGAACTGTATGGGTGCCAGGGATTTCCTAGCGACTACATAATTGACCATGATTACACAGGAAAGACATATCCAAGAGCGGAGCAGGTTAAGAGATGTGGCAATTCTGTTAGTCCAATGGTACCAAATGCACTGGTAAGGGCTAACCTTAAAGAATTATGTATAGCGCAGAGAATGCCTAACTGCAGTATAAACGAGGAAAAGACAGGGCAATTAAGATTTGCCTAATAAGGAGAATAATTATGATTAAATGTGATAAAGGTAGAATTGAAATAAAAGGAACACCAATGGTACTTGTTGGAGAATTAGGAACAGCAATACAGACTGTATATAGAGCAATGCTTAATACAGGTATTGATAAGGTATTTGCTGAAGAAAGAATTAAGAAAGCCTGTGAGCTGGCACTTTTAACAGACAAAGAGCAGGAAGAGGTATCGAAAGACCTTGATAAAAAAATAGATGAAAAGTTGGATAAATTGGCTAATGCAATATTAAAGAAACTTTTTGAGGGAGGTAGTAATGATGGTCAATAGAGATTGTATAATGGCTAATCTTGAGCAGAGAGACTGTAAAGGACTTAAAGAACTATATTGCGCCAAGGAGGATAAGCCTTGCCCATTCTATAAGCCGACGGATAAATACAATAGAGATGGCAGCAGATGAGAAGAGGGTAGGTGATGAATAACTTGAAAAATAACAATATAAAAGACCTTCTTAAGCAGTACAATGATCTGGTTAAGGAGAAACAGGAAATACAGGCTGCAATTGATAAGATACAAAGAAAACTTTATAAAATGGAAGCTGAAGGGTATACGGAAAAGGATAGTGTTACCGGTGGAAATGGGGGTAAGCAGCATTTTGTTGTAGAAGGCTTCCCTTATCCGGCATATTCACGGAAGAGAACACTTCTTTTAGTACGACAGCGGCAGCAGATGAATGTTAAAGAAAAGATAGATACACAGATTAATCTAATAGAGCAATGCATAAATGAAATTGATAACAGTAGAATGAGGCGGCTTATAACATTAAGATACATAGAAGGCTTATCCTGGGTGCAGGTAGCAAGAAAGATGGGAAAACATCACACAGCAGACGGCTGCAGAATGGCAGTCGAAAGATTTTTATCAAAAATTTGAAGTTTGTTCGCTCTGTTCGTTTTGTCTGTGCTAATATCTAAACTGGACTTGATGGACTGCATGAGTTATCCATTAAATATTAAATACCCCCAGTAAGACACTAGCTTAAGGCTGGTGTCTTTTTTGTATGCCAAGAAAGGAGCTGATTGTGTGAGATTAACAGATAAACAACGGAAATTCTGTGATGAATACCTTATAGACCTTAATGCCACACAAGCGGCTATTAGGGCGGGGTACACAGAAAAGTATGCAAATACAAATGCATCAAAATTACTACAAAATACTACAATTTCACAGTGCATAGGAGAGAGACAAAAAGAACTATCGCGCAAGACGGAGATTACTCAGGAGCGAGTGATCAGGGAACTTGCCTTGATAGCTTTTTCTAATACAGCAGATTATGCACATGTAGTCGAGAAAAAGATGAAAGCAGAAGTAGGCGGAATACTTGTGGATATACTGGATGAAGATGGCAAACCTGCTACATACAGGACTGTAGAGCCAGTATTGACAGAAGAACTTACAGAAGAACAAAAGCGTGCATTAGCTGTTATTAAGAAAGGACGAGATGGATTAGAGGTCAAGCCGTGTGACAAGGTAAGGGCATTGGAGCTTCTTGGCAAGCATCTTGGTATGTTTACAGACAAGATAGAAGCTAATATTAATGATTCTGTAAAAAACGAGCTTGCAGAGCTTCTTGCTCAGCGTAAGGCAAGGGGTGAGCCTGATGCTTCTAAGTGATAAGTATTGGGATTACATAGATACACCGGCAAGAGCAGAATTCCTTGAAGGTTCTACTGCATCAGGTAAGACAACAACGGTTGCCGTGAAGTTTATCATGAATGTAGCAGAATCAGATATGAAGCTGCATGTTATAGCCGGTAATACAACAGGTGTTATTGAGAAGAACATAATAAATGCTGATATGGGATTACTTCAGATATTCCCTAATTTGGAATACTGTGGAAACGGTGATAAAGAGAATAAACTTCCACATATTAAATTCAAAACTGGCAGCAGTACCAAAATAATATATGTTCTTGGCTATGATAATGCCAGCAAGTGGAAGAATGCTTTGGGTTCACAATTTGGCTGTGTGTGGGTAGATGAGTGCAACACAGCCAATATAGACTTCATACGAGAGATATTCGGACGAAGTGAATATTTTGTTGGCACTCTTAATCCGGATGCGCCTACGCTGCCAATATATTCAGAGTACATCAATCACGCAAGACCGATTGATAAGTACAAGGCAGATGTGCCGGAAGAGATATGGAAGGACCTTAATGGCTGTGAGCCGATTGACGGCTGGGTATACTGGTTCTTTACATTTGAAGATAATATATCCATGACACCAGAGAAGATAGAACAGAAAAAAATGAGCTATCCTCCCGGTACCAAGATATATAAAAACAAGATATTGGGATTAAGAGGCAAGGCTACAGGTCTTGTCTTTTCTAATTTCTGCAGGCGGCATGTTATTACTAAAGAACAGGCTAAGGCATTTATTAAGCGAGAATATGACGACAAGCAGACAGAATGGTTTGTAATATATACAAGCGGTCTTGATACGGCATATTCAACTAAGAGTCCTGATACTATTGCAATGTCCTATATGGGAATAACAAACAAAGGGAAGCTAATTATACTGGCAGAAAGGGTATATAACAATGCGGCTCTTGATATACCAATAGCTCCAAGTGATACAGTAAGGAATTACATAGATTTCCTTGAAAGAAACCGTAAGGAATGGGGCGGCATGGCAAAGAATACATTTGTTGATAATGCTGACCAAGCAACAATAACAGAATTTGCCAAGTATAAGAGAGAACATCATGAATGCCTGTATATATTTAATAATGCATATAAGAAAGTAACAATAATAGACAGAATAAACCTGCAGCTTGGCTGGATGTCTTTTAATGATGAAAAGGGCAAAGAGCCAAGCTATTATGTTGTAGATACATGCACGAACTACACAGGGGAACTGCAGGTATACAGTTGGCTGGAAGATAAAGACTGTGAGCCGGAAGATGGAAATGATCATATGGTCAACAGTACGCAATATGGCTGGATACCATACAGGGACAAAGTTGGAGTAGAGAACAGATAGGAGAGTGAGAGAGGTGAGCATATTTAATACTATGGCTGATAAGATAAGAGATGGAATAAGGACATGGTTGTGTGTGCAGCCGGCACAGAGAGGTGTAATTAATATACAGGAAATCTTCGACTTTGAAGGTAATGCCATTAAGAATAAGATATGGTACAGAGGTGTAAGTGAAGAGCTGTCACAGCTGTATGATCAGATTGATGGAGATAAGACAAGATTCTGGGCTGCAAAATGCTCTCCTGGATTAGCGATAAGAAAGATACATGTAGGATTACCTGCAATGCTGGTTGATATGCTTGCGAGTATTGTTGTTGCAGATATGAACGAGATAGATGTTGGCAGTAGGCAGTCAGACTGGGATAAGATAGCGGAAGAAAATGACTTTACAGAGCTTATAAAGCAAGCAATATCAGATACACTTATTGTTGGAGATGGAGCATTTAAGCTATCCATAGACACGAATCTCAGTCAGTATCCAATCATAGAGTTTTATCCTGGCGACAGGGTAGAGATAATAAGAGAACGCGGCAGAGTGAAAGAGGTTGTGTTTAAGACAGTATATACAGTTAAGAATCAAGAGTACATTCTGCTTGAAACATATGGCAAAGGCTATATAACATATATGCTCACAAGAGATAATAAAGAATGTGATATCAGCACTGTGCCGGAGCTTGCAGGTTTAAGACCTGTAACATGGGAAGATAAAAGTTTTATGATGGCCATACCGCTCATGTTCTATAAATCAGCGAAATTTAAAGGCAGAGGCAAGAGCATATATGACAGCAAGATAGATGAATTTGACGCGCTGGATGAAGCATGGAGCCAGTGGATGGACGCTTTAAGACATAACCGCACAAAGGAATATATACCAGAGAATTTACTTCCTAGAAATCCTAGTAATGGAGAGATTATGCTGCCAAATTCATTTGACAACGCTTATATACAGTATTCGTCTCCTATGGCAGAAGGTGCAAGTTATAAGATAGAGAGGGAACAAAGTGAAATACCACATGAAGGATACCTTGCTACATATATTACGGCTTTGGACCTTTGTTTGCAGGGAATCATGAGCCCATCTACATTAGGTATAGATGTAAAGAAACTTGATAATGCAGAGGCTACAAGAGAAAAAGAAAAGGCTACATTGTACACAAGAAACAATATTGTAAATCAGCTCCAGAAGGTTCTTCCAAAGCTTGTAAAAATGACATTGCAGGCGATAGATACACTTAATAATGCAACAACACAGGAAATTGATGTTGATGTAACATTCGGTGAATATGCGAACCCTAGCTTTGAGAGTCAGGTTGAGACAGTAAGCAAAGCCAAGCAGGGCGGTATAATGAGTGTTGAAGCATCCGTTGATGAGTTGTATGGTGACACTAAAGATGATGAATGGAAACAGGAAGAGGTTGCAAGGCTTAAGGCCGAACAGGGAATATCCGATATGGGAGAGCCAGCCCTTAATATGCAGGTAGATGGCTTCACAGTTGATGGTGCTGATAACAGTTTTACGGGCTTTGATAACAAGTGAGGTGACTTATGGCACTTAACACAGAATATGATATAGAGAAAGCCTTCCGCGTTATAGAAGATGAGTTGATAGCTTCAATGATGAGAAATCTCGAAGGACATAGGGCAGAAGAAATAGAAGAAGGATATAACTGGACACAGTGGCAGGTAGAACAACTTAAGGCGCTTGAGAAATATAAAGCACAGAATAGAAAGAAGTTCTCGTCAAAGTTCAGTGATATCAATGATTCTATAGATGCAATGATATTTGCAGCCAGGCAGGAAGGTGGAACAGAACAGGAGCAGAAAATATTAAGAGCATTAAAGAAAGGTTTGAAAGCATCTAAGGTGTCACAGGGCGCTGAATGTGCTTTTTTCAGGCTTAATACCAGGAAGCTGGAAGCTCTGATAAAGGCCACAAAGAATGATTTTGGTACAGCAGAGAAAGCAATGCTTAGAATGTCTGAGGATAAATACCGGCAGATAATATTTAACGCTCAGGTCTATGCAAATGCAGGCGCAGGAACATATGAGAAGGCTGTAGATATGGCCACAAAGGATTTTCTTAAAGCGGGTATTAACTGCATAGAATATTCTAATGGTGCAAGGCATACAGTAAAGGATTATGCCAAGATGGCAATTCAGACAGCCAGCAAGCGTGCCTATCTGACCGGAGAAGGCGAAATGAGACAATCATGGGGAATTAGTACAGTTATTATGAATAAGCGTGCTAATGCCTGTCCTAAATGCCTTCCGTTTGTTGGTAAAGTGCTCATAGATGATGTGTGGAGTGGAGGTAAGGTATCTGATGGTCCTTATCCACTTATGTCTTCTGCTATGGCAGCAGGGCTTTACCATCCTAACTGTAAAGATGTACATACAACATACTTCCCTGAACTTGATGATGAGCCTGATAGCAAGTTTTCCAAGAAAGAGCTTGAGCAGGTTAAGGAAGATTACAAGCAGGACCAGAAGCAGCAGTATGCAGGCAGGATGATTGAGCAGTTTGATAGGCTGTCTAGGTATTCCTTAGACTCAGATAACAAGAAAGTGTATGCGGCGAGGAAGAAACAATGGGAGAATGTAGTTGCAAATGGACAGAAGAATGATAAAATAAAATTAAAAGATAGTATCACTAACACGAATACAAAAATAGAGTCTCTTAAGAAAGAATTTAGCGACATGACAGAAGGATACTCTTATGATGACTGGTTCAAAGAGTTTGATTCTATAGTAGATGGCTTTGGAGATGTATCTGAGGATGATTTGGTTGATAAACTAAAGGATTTAGATACTCAAATAAAGAAATTTGAAAAACAAAAGAATAAGCTATTGATTCAGAAAGAAAAGAGAAAACAGTTAAATACTGGATATAGTGGTAAAGTTCCGGATAATGAGCTTGATAAGTTTAATAAGAAAGCACTTGAACAGATTAAGTCAGATACAGGGTATTCGGATGAAAAAGCAAAAGAACTTCAAGAGGCGCTTAAAGAGTATTTTGGTGGTGATTATACATCAATTCTAAATGGAGAAACTGAAACAGCTAAAACAATTAGAGATGGAATTGACAGAATGCCAGCATACGAAGGTAGTATAAGCAGAGGAATGACATTGAACAATTCAGATGTTAGAATGTTTATCGATTTAAAAAAAGGTGATGAAATACCAAGAAGAGGTGTAATAGAAAGCTGGACAAGTAACAAGGGTACTGCCATTGGATATGGTGGAATAAGCGATTATGAGAGAAGTTCTGTTATACTTGAATGTGAGAAAAACGAAACGGCTGTTGGCGTGCAGCATTTATCTCTGTTTGGGACTGATGAATCAGAGGTTTTAAGTAGTTCAAAGTATGAAGTAGTTGAAGTGATAAAGGAAAGCAAATATGATTATTTATCAAAACATAGGGAGTATCTATATTTTCCAGAGGATTTAGAAGATTCTAGTGGAGTATTAAAGGAGAATGTTGTATGCGTAATCAAAGTGAAAGAGAAAGTATAATACAATATACGAATCATTTAATAGAACAAAACAATGATGAAATTAAGAGTCTAAAGTCACGGCTTGATAAAATAATCAGTAATGATGAGCAAAGGAAGATTTTAGAAAATATTGAAGAATTAAATCAGTATAATCGTAGATTGACATTGAGATTAGAAGAACCTATGCTTAGCATGATTATAGAATATAAAGAGTTGCTGCAAAAGGGAAGAGAAGCAACTACGCAGGAGCAGCGTAAGTATTATTCTGAATTATCACACAAGAAACATCAGGAAATGTTGATGGAAGAATTTGGTGGAGATAAGAACATAGGGAGATTTAATAGTATTTAATTTGTTGAGAGTGTAATTTTGAAGAAAAATAAAATTTGAAAAGAAATTGAAGGAGGCAGCAAGGTGATAAAGAAACTAAAAGATGCAAGAACAAAATTCGTGAATCATTTTAAATATTCTCCAGAGTTCCCTCCTGATTTATATTTTGACCAAGAAGAATATGCTGAATTATTGTTGAAATGCATAGAAGATGATTTTGATTATACAATTGAGAAATATGGAACAGTAGTGCCAAAGAAAATGCCAAGACCAGAAATAATATGGGATTAACAGCCACCAGTCGAGAGATTGGTGGTATTTTTATACCCAATTTTAAGAAAGAGAGGATTTAAAAATGAAGGATTATATTGGAGTAAAAGTGGTGGCAGCAGAGCCAATGAGCAGGGGCGAATACAATGAATACAGAGGGTGGAAGATACCAAGTGACGAGAATCCAGAAGATGAAGGCTATCATATAAGATATTCTGATGGATATGAAAGTTGGTGTCCTAAGAAACAATTTAATGAAGCGTATAGAAAATGTGACAATATGACATTTGGAATTGCTATTGAGGCCATGAAAAAAGGTAATAAGGTAGCAAGAAGAGGTTGGAACGGAAAAGGAATGTTTGTTGTATATCAGAAAGCATATCCGAATGGAATCCCCTGCAATAAGCAAACAGCGGAAGCATGGGGGTTAAACGAAGGCGATTTGTTTATATGTAACCCATATTTTCAGATAAAAAATGTGGATGGTTCACATTCAATGTGGGTTCCAAGTATTAACGATTGTCTCGCTGAAGATTGGATTATAGTAGAATAGTCCAAAGTTGCACCAGTGCAACACAATTTAATATTAGTTATTAAGCACACATGGCAAATAAGCTGTGTGTGCCTATTTTTTTTATGCCCAAAACTTAATGGCACTAAACTTTAGGGAAATGGGAAATGCCGACGGGCGGTAAACGGAAGAAAGGAGATAGAGTGATGAGAAAGACATTACCTATGAATTTACAGTTCTTCGCAGAGGGCGGAGATGGTAACGGCGACCAGAACGCTGGAAGTAACAATAATGGACAGGCAGGACAGCAGAGTGGTCAGAATAATCAGCAGACAGCTGGTGTTGATTATGACAAGATACAGGCAATGCTGGATAATGCAACGGCCAAGAAAGAGAATGCTGTGCTTAAAAGCTATTTTCAGCAGCAGGGATTATCAGAAGATGAGATAAGTCAGGCTATTGCAACATTTAAGCAGAATAAGCAGCAGCAGACAGAACAGCAGCAGAACGCTAATGCTAATCTTCAGAATGAAGTGGCAGCTGCACAGAAGGTTGCTGAACAGGCTCAGATTGAGCTTGCAGCTACAAAGGTAGCAATGACACTTGGTATAGAAGCTAAGACACTTCCCTATGTGCTTAAGATGGCTGATTTCAGCAAGGTAAAGGGTGTGGATGGAAAGGTGTCTGAAGATAATATCAAAGCTTCACTTGAGCAGGTACTTAAAGATGTACCAGCACTTAAGCCAAGTATGGAGAACAATGCTGGCTTCCAGATTGGTGCTCCTGGTAACAATGGAAATGGCAATCCGGGTAATGATGATGCGATAAGAAAGTTATTCGGATTAAAGCCAAAGCAGTAAAGAAAGGAATAGGATTATATGAATAATATCGAATTATCTACAATATACCTTCCAATACTTGATGAGGTGTATAAGGAAGGTGCAAAGACCTCAGTATTAGATGGTGATGAAACAACAGTAAGAAAAGGCAATAACGGTGAAATCAAGATTGCGAAGCTTGATATGGATGCACTTGGTGATTTTGATAGAAAGTCAGGTTATACAAAGGGTTCAACTTCACTTACATGGGAAACAGTTAAGTACGATAAGGAACGTTCACAGGATTTAAGAATCGACCGTCTTGATAATGATGAAACACTTGCACAGCCATTTGCCAAGTTATCAAGCGAATTCTTAAGAACAAAGGTTATTCCGGAAACAGATGCCGCGCGTATTGCTAAAATCTGTGGAACTAAGGATATAACAGTAAAGGAAGAGAATATTGAAACAGGAGCTGAATTAATAACAGCGTTAAGAGCTTGTGCTAATAAGATGGATGAGGATGAAGTTCCTATGGAATCACGTATTTTATTCATCACACCTACATTAGCTTCTCTTGCGGACGATATGGATACAACTAAATCAAGAGAAGTACTTAAGAGATTTTCTCAGATCATATCAGTTCCACAGTCACGTATGTACACATCAATAACCCTTCATGATGGTAAGAATTCATATGGATATGAAAAGACTAAGGCAGCTTATACATTATCAAAGGATACATTACCACAGCCGGGTAAGACTTATTACACAAAAGAAAGTGAGGGCAATTATAAGGCTGTTAGTAGTCCAAGTGGAACACAGGTTGAAAATTACGAGATGACAACTAAGCCGGCTAAGAATGTTAACTTCTTATGTGTAGAGAAGTCTGCAGCTGTAACAGCTATGGATCAGTATATTAAGTACTTTAGTCCAGATCAGGACCAGGATGGCGATAGTCATGTATTCAAGTATCGTAATAATAATCTTTATGGCCATGTATATGAGAATAAGACCGCTGGGATATATGTATCACATAAGGATAATTAAGGAGGAATCATTATGGCAGATACAGTAATTGGATTGACCTTTGAACCAAAGGTTATTAGGTCAAAGAAAACAGGTAAGGCAAAGGAAGACAAGCCCAAGGAAGAGAAAGTAACAGCAGATGAACCAAAGGAAGATAGGACAGAATAGGCGGTGGTCTTATGGTATATGCAAGTAAAGAGCAGTACCTTAGTGAACATAGACTTATCCCGGATGAGCAGATAGTACGAAGATTAAAACAGGCGAGCCGACATATCGACTCGCTTACTTTTAATCGTATAGTCGCGAGAGGTTTTGAAGGTCTGACAGAGTTCCAGCAGGCAATAATCATAGATGTATGCTGTGATATGGCTGATTTTGAATATGAGAATGAGGATATGATTAATTGTGTCTTACAGAATTATACTCTAAATGGAGTATCAATGCAGTTTGGTAGCAGTTGGAATGTCCTTGTACAGAATGGAATTGCTATAAAGCGTGATACATACCAGATACTCTGTCAGACTGGCTTGTGCTGCTTAAGTCTGGGGGTGTGAGTATGAAGTACCCATGTTTAATACTAAAGAGCATGTGTAAGACAGAAATACACCTTGAGATAGAACAAGAAGGCAGGAATGTCTATGGAGAGCCTCTTGAGCCTGTTATATGGGATGGCTTATGTAACTATCAGGACAGCGGCAAGACCGTATTAACGGCAGAAAAGGTTCTTATACAACTTGAAGGATGTGCTTTGATACCAGGAGATATTGCACCAGAGCTTCCGGTAATTACCGAAGGTAATATAACGGTGTTCGGTGTAACAAGGCATATATACAAGGGTACGAAGTGCCGTAATCCGGATGGTACGGTTAATTATGTAAGATTGGATGTGATGTAATGGCAAAGAATGTTAAGTCAACAGTGAAGCTTAATATGCCTATGGTAAGGAAGCTTACGGCAGCAGCAAAAGTGTCAGTTGCACAAACAGCAGAAGCAATACACACAGATGTTGTTCAGAGTCAGGTAATGCCGAGGGATACTGGAGCATTACAGAATGAAAGCACATTTGTTGATTTATCTGATATAGGTCAGGGAAAAGCATATCTTGTGTCTAGTACACCATACGCCAGAAGGCTGTATTATCATCCAGAGTATAATTTCCATCAGGCACAATGGACTGATGATAAGGGCAAGAAACATGAAGGAAATGCAAATGCTAAAGGTAGATGGCTTGATGACTACATGAAAGGTGGTAAAAAGCAGAATTTTGCACCTGAAGCATTTGAAAAGTTTTATAAAAAGCATATGGGGTTGTGATGTTAGGAATAGGTGATGTAAGAGACCTTATAGCAGGTCTTGGAATAGCGGTTGATGACCATGTATATTGTGGAAAGCTTGATGATAAGAAAGATAAGAGCATAGGTGTATACCATCTTAACAGGGGAGATAATGTTCAGATGGCTGTTGGAGGTATACAGAACAGCTCTTACGCTGTCAAATCCATAAGTATACTGGTTCATTGGAATAAAAGTGTCAGGGAGACTGAAAAAGTCGCACAGGAGCTTTACGACAAGCTTAGAGATATGAAACACGTAAACATTAATGACACAAATATTCTGTTTACAGAAATGCTAGTATCAGCACCGATTGAGGTTGATACAGATGATAAAGGAATATTTGAAATGGTCATAGAACTTAAATTTTGTTATGAAAGGTAGGTAGAAGTATGTCACAGAATACAAAGATAGCTGGGTATAACGCGGAAGCTACACCATTAACAGGGGTTAATCCGGTACATAAAATTCAGTTTGGAGTATGTATAACTGGAAGAAAGGATTCGGACACGCCAGAAACAGTAGAAACTAAGATCGTAAAAGATGCAGAGAGCTTAAGTATATCTGTAGATGGAACCATTGAGGAATGGAATCCAATGGATCAGGCTGGCTGGGTAAGAAGGCTCATGACAGCTAAGTCACTTGGTATATCTTTCGGCGGTAAGCGTAACTATGGAGATGAAGGAAATGATTATGTAGCAAGTCGATTTATGAAGACAGGTCAGGATTGCAATACATGGGTGTCTATTATATTCCCTAATCTTGATCAGCTTCTTGTACCTGCAGTAATCGATGTAAAATCTCTTGGTGGAGATGCTACAAGTATTGATGCGCTTGAATGGGATGCAAATTCGGATGGAAAGCCAACATATATAGCATATGTAGCAGCTTAAAGAAAGAGAGGATTTGAATAATGGCAAAGACAGATTTTAAAGTAATAGATATATCTATGAAGATTACGAACCAGTTACCTATGATTCGTATTACAGAAGATTTGGCTGTTACTGTTAATAACAGAAAGAGTACAATTCTTAATATACAGGCTATGGCACAGGAAGCGGAAACCAAGGAAAACAAGGATGATATGGCATTTATGATTAAAGGCCTTGAAATGCTTGTAGGAAAAGATGCTTCAGATAAGATTGAGGCATTAGATCTTCCTATTCCTGAATATAAGGAAATGTATAATACAATCATGCAGGTTGCTATGGGAACGTACGGCGAGGAGCAGACACCCTCAGCATAATGAGGTATATTATGACCTATGGGATGATTGGGAGCTGATAGAAGCCAGCTTCCTGTCCCAGTATGGCATACGATTGCGAACAGAAGATGATATGTCATGGGCTGAATTCTGTTCTTTATTGTCAGGAATAATGCCTGAAACACCACTCGGAAGAATTGTGGGAATCAGAGCAGAAAAAGATCCTAAGGTTATAAAGGAGTTTACTAAGGAGCAGAAGAAAATCCGCAATGACTGGATATTAAGAAGAAATAGAAAATTAATGGAAGATCCTGCAAATTACAATAAGTATTGGAGTGACTTCCAAAATTGGGCTAAGACCGCTTTCTCTAAGTAGAAAGTGGTCTTTTTAAATGCCGGAAAGGAGGGAGTATGTCGGATGTAGTAGGACAGATAGCTCTTGAACTTGGCATAGACAGTTCACAGATAGTTAATCAGCTTACTGGCGCTTCTAATAAGGCGGCTAAGCAGGCAACATCCATCTTTTCTGGTATGGGAAAGAAAATAGCTGCTGGATTAAGTATAGCAGCTTTTACTAAGTTTACGAAAGACTGCTTAGAAGTTGGTTCTAATATTACAGAAGTACAGAATGTTGTGGATACGGCATTTAAAGGTTTGTCCGGATCAGCTGATGAGTGGGCTTCTAATGCCATGACTAACTTCGGTCTATCTGAATTATCTGCCAAGAAGTACATGGGTGTATTTGGTCAGATGAATGATGCTATGGGTATTACCGGAAAGACTGCACTTGATATGGCTGAAAATGTTACCGGATTAACAGGTGATGTTGCTTCATTTTACAATCTTGGTACAAATGAAGCATATACAAAGCTGAAATCTATTTGGACCGGTGAGACCGAGACACTTAAGGACTTAGGTGTTGTCATGACTCAGACGAACTTAGACCAGTATGCACTTAATAATGGCTTCGGTAAGACTACAGCTAAGATGACAGAGCAGGAAAAAGTAATGCTCCGTTATCAGTACGTTACAAGCGCTTTGTCCAATGCCACAGGAGACTTTGTTAAGACACAGGATTCCTGGGCAAATCAGACAAGAATATTATCACTCAGATTTGAACAGTTAAAGGCTTCTCTTGGTAAAGGCTTTATAGCATTATTTACACCTATATTACGAGGCTTAAATACTGTGCTTGCAGGCTTGCAGAAGGTTGCAGATGGATTTGCAACATTTACACAGATGCTTACTGGTGCGGATATATCTTCTTCAGCTTCTTCAATAACAGGCCTTGGAGATATAGCGTCAGACACAGCAGACAATGTAAGTGGAATAGGAGATGCAGCATCTTCTACAGCAAAGCAGATAGAGAAATCGCTGGCCGGATTTGACCAGATAGAAAAACTTTCAGAGCCGACGGACAGCAGTAGTTCTAGTGGAGGTGGCACATCTTCAGGTGGTCTTGGTATAGACACAGGAGTAACATCTGAAACAACAAATGTATCAAGTGCAATATCAGATATGGCATCTAAAGTCAAAAAGGCATTAGAGCCGCTTAAGTCAATATCATTTGATAATCTGATAACATCACTTGATAATTTAAAAGAATCAGCGAAACCACTGACAGAAAAGTTGTTTTCAGGTTTGGAATGGGCTTGGACAAATATATTTGTACCATTAGCTACATGGACAATTGAAGATGCGTTACCAGCTTTTTTAGATGTTTTATCAGCAGGGCTAGATGTATTGAACAGTGCATTAGATGCACTAAAGCCATTATGGGACTGGGCGTGGGATAATTTCCTTGAGCCGGTAGCAGAATGGACTGGTGGAATGATAGTTGATATCTTAAAAGATCTGGCAGCAGCTCTGGAAGGAATATCAACCTGGATTAGCAATAACCAAGGACCATTTGACGCAATAGTTGTAACGATATTAGCGTTTGCAGCGGCTTGGAAAGCTGTAGAACTTGCTGAATTCATAATGAATGCTGGCGGTGTGGTTGGAATTATAAATAAGATGAAGACTGCAATAGAGGCCTGCACAGTAGCAAAGATAGCCGACAAATTAGAAACGGTTAAAATATGTGCGCTGTATGCAAAAGATTTTGTAAAGAGTATTGCTTCATCTATAACACAGCTAGGAATATATTACTCTACATGGTTTAAAGTAAATGTTTTGCAATCTGATGTTGTAAAAAATTTAAAGGGCATAGTAGTTGCTATTAAGGAATCAACATTAGCATTAAAAGACGATATTGTTCAATGGGTGAAGAATACGGCTGAAAAAGCAAAAAATAAAGCTGTAGACATAGGACAGAGTATAAAAAATTTGGCTATTGATATGGCTAAAGCTACTAAAGAACTTGCACTTCAGTCTGTTGAATGGGTGAAGAATACAGCGGAAAAGGTAAAAAATAAAGCTGTAGATGTGACAACAGGAATTAAAGATTTTGTTGTTAATATGGCTTTAGCTACTAAGGCACTTATTTCACAGGCTGTACAATGGGGAATATCAACTGCATCCAAAATAGCAGATACGGCAGCAACAGCGGCACACACAGCAGCAACTTGGCTTGCTACGGCAG